GATCTGAGCCTGCGGAATGCCAAGGAAGTTGTATGCCGGTCGCAGAAGCGTCGGCGGCGGATTGTCAAAAAGCCTAAGCAAGCGCGACTCATGCACCTTCGTTCCCAGCACCCAGAAGTAGCGGGGCTTGAGGTAGTCGGACTTGAGCGGGTCGATGGCGTTGTAGTCGCCCGGCGATACGTTCACAGGATCGACCACGACAAACCGGAGCTTCGTACCCGGCTGTAGCTCTGCGCTTTCGTTTGAGTAGCGCAGGGGCAACTCGGGATTTTCCGTGCCGGTGTCGACGTAGATAAAAGCCCCGCCCATGTATCCGGTTAGTGTTGCGGCCTCATGAAAGAGCGTGCGTAGGTGGTACTTCTTCTCTTGAAGTGTCTGAATCTCCTCAACAGCCTCCGCGTCATCGCCCGTGATCGTAATCCACTCGCGGGTAATATCATCCGCAACGGTCTGCACGCAAGCACGGATCATGCCGTTCTGCGCAATCTGCTGAAGCGCGCCGTAACCTACGAAAGAGGTCACTGGGTACTGCCCGAGCTCGTAGCCGTGCTGTTGAAGGCTGCGATGAATTGCGCCATAAAAGCCCGCGTCAGAAAGTGCCTCATCTTGCGCTAGGCGCTCTTTTTCAGACACCCCGAGAGTCACCGGAGGGGCGAAACGCTCCCTCACCTTCTCGACCGTCTCGAAGAGCTGAGTGGCTTGCGGCGGCGTGCGTAGCGTGCGGTCGATCTCCTCAAGCGCGGCGATGCGCTTTGCCTGCGCGAGGAGTTTGCCGTTAGGCGCTTGGGTTTTCGCCGTCTTTCTTTTCTTCTTGCTCACAATGCTTAATCTCCACTTTGCGCCATTCGCTCAGGAATCGGCGGAAAACGCGGCGCCTTGCGGCCTGCCACCGCACATGCCCGACCAAGTCGACAACGGCCTCAACTGCCTTTGCAATTGCGAATATGGCCACCGACGCGCCTATGGCATACAAGATGATCAAAGCGCCCCAAGCGCGTAACGTCAGTTCAGGTTGCATGAGTTGTGCCTACCGTCCAAGTAAGTAAGCTAGATTCGTCGGATCGATATGCAAGCCGCTGTGCTTATTTAGATCCGTCAATGCCTGGCTCATCGCGTCGATGGTGTCATCGTGAGCACCTGACGGAAATGCGAGGAGCTCAGGCACCAGATCGCGCTCGACCCACGGGAACCGCTCAGGTGGAGGCAAGTACACGTTCCTAGCCTCCCATAATGGCGTTACGGCCGACGCGCGCGCCTCCTTGCTTTCTTTTGGCGTGATCGGGATGATGCCCGACACTTTTTTCTTGAGCGTCGCGATGATCGCCGACCCGTTCGCTTTGTCTTCCACGAGCTTGCGAGTCACGCGCGGGTACTTGTTTGCCGCCGCGACGAACTGCTCGAGCGTCTTAACGAAGTCCCACTGACCGCGGAATTGGTCGATGAGATAGAAAGAGCTGCCCTTTCTGCCCCAAACCTGCCCGACAACGAAGTCGGACGCTTTCGAGTCTTTGAAAGTCATGTCCCACGAGATCACACTCGCATCGAAGCGCTCGGGCAAAGTGTCCCAATACTGCACCCAGTCACTCTTGAAAAGCCCGCCGCCTCGAGGCACCGGGCGTTGTTGGAACTGACCTGCGACAGCATAGCCACCCATGACCTTCTCCATTTCATCCACCTGAGTGGCGGTAAAGCGCTCGGGAAAGAGCAGCTCACCTTCTTTCTGGCGAGGGTCGGTGAAGCCGATGCAAGTCTTGCACCTGCGGCTTTCCTCAAAGCGCATCGGCAACATCAGGTGTTCGTACCCGAGTTCGCGGGCTAGGAT